CGGCATTTGTGGGCCATGAGGGCCCTGGCAAGTCCGTGAATGGCCTGTATCCCCGACACTAAGCGCTCGTCGGGGGGAGGTGCAGCTGCACCGGGGTCAACGCCGCGCGTGCGAACCCCTGGACTACCGAGTCTGAGTTCCGCCTCAATAGCGGACTTCGCCATGGCCCAGCCAGCCATGGCGTCGTAGGCAGGAAACTGCCGGACTCAGCTCCGCAGGACAACTTGGACTGTGGGTATAACCAAGCCCACTTTGCCCGTCAAACGGGTCATCTATTCCCCGGTGGTGCCAAGAGCACTGGGGAGAATTGGGCGGCACTTGGGGCGCCGCCCGCCTGCACTGCCACAGGGGCAACTGCAGGTCACCCAGGAAGGGGCCAAGCCCGTGGTTCGCTTGGAGCGGCAGAACTGTGCCCTGAGGTGGCAGCCGTTGAGACCACGGGTGGAAGCCCTGGAGCGCGGGTGTGCGAGCGCGCAGGCCACTTAATTGGGGCTGGGCGCGATAAGGGCAAGGAGCGGGCGGGTGGTGGCCAGAAAGGAAAGGGGCACAAAGGCAAAGGGCCCCAGCGCGATGGTCACTACGCCAATCCAGCGTACCAGTCGGTGTGGGCTGGGTACGACTGGGCCCGCGGTCTGGCCAAGCAAGTGATGTATACGGACAAGGCGGGCTCTGCAGAGATGATTGCCGTCTTGAACGCACACCGTGCCGAGGTGGACGGTTGTGTTTTCCGTGCGTTGCTTGCCTACCACAGGGCAGGGGATGACCTGCGATTCTTCGACAGGGAGTGGAAGCCACTCACCGAGCCTCAGTTGCACGGTGTTTTGGCGGAATACGCCCGGTTGTTGAAGCGTAGGGTCAGCCTGTGGCGCCTTACGGCGGCCGGAGAGTTGGACCACGAGGTGGTCTTCAACCGAGACCAGGCGAGGCGGGTGACAGTCGCCTTGGTGCCAGCTGGGCTGGGCCAGGGCCATCTGTTACCTATCATTCCAGACGATCAGGCGAGCGTGGTGCTGCCTGATTTGGTTCTGGATGATCTGATCGGGCCGGGGCGTCGGGACCGCGGGGGTTTGAGAGTGCCCCCGCCACAGCCCGAGCGTGTGCCGGCCGTTCAGCCTCGGGGTCACGGTCGTGGTCGACCACAGGATCCGGTCGAAGGGCAGGAGGAGGACGAGCCTCAGTACGGGCCGCAGGAGGCGGCTCAGGAACAGGCGGCTGTCCATGTGCCCGAGGCCCTACCACAGGGAGTGGTAGATGCCGACCCCCAGCCGGTTCAGCCGGCAGTGGTCGATGCTCCGCAGCCACCCCCAGCTGCGTTGAATGCCGGCGTCGAGGATGCCGAAGGCGGGTATGGACAACCCGCGGCCGGGGGCGATCACGCCCCTGTGCCAAACGCCCCGGCCCCGGCGGAGCCGCAGCAGCCAGAAGGTGTCGACCTGGAGGCACCTGAGCAGCAGCGGCAACGAAGGGTCTTGGCGCAACGAGCGTATCTCCGGGGAGGAGAGCCACCACGCGGGCCGCCCGTTCACGGGCCGCAAAGCCGCAGGCCGTGCTACTACGGCGCCCAACCACCACCGCCTGGGCTCGGGGCGGAATGGGTTGGTGGTTGGTGGGAGAGCCAAGTGTCGCTAGGCACGGTGGATGACGAGTTGCTGGGGTTGTTGAGTAACGCAGCAATGAGTGGACCACTGAGCCGAGTGATGCGGACGCCGGACTACGCCAGCGCAACACCCGAGTGCTTCAAGCTCTGGGGTGTGGGAGTGCGCTACTGTCCTGTGAGGCTCTCGGAAGGACTCCAGTCGGCGGGTCGTCGGTCGTACACTGACGGGACCCGGTCTGGTGAGTTCTTCACTGCCGGCGACGCGTTGCGCTGCGGTGGCGCGCGTTGGACCGTCCGGCAGGTCGACGGGTACCTACGGGTGACGCCAGCAAATGTGCGTGCCCGGTGCTCAATTCGGTGGGCAGATGTGCAGGTGGCACCAACTGCCCTCGACCTCGCGGAGGAGTCGGCCCGAAAGGCCGCTTGGCTCATCGTCGTGGCGAAGGAGTCCGATCCAATCATGCTCAGCGTGTTGAATCGGCTGAAGGCCGACGAGGCAGCCAAGGGATACCCTGGGGACGTCAGTCCCCACGATGCCGTTGCCGTGGCCAGGCAGATGGTTGGCAGGCACGAGTATCAGCAGGTCGGAGCGCCTTTTCGCTGGGGATACTGCTACGGGTGTGGCAGTCCATTGCCCGGGAAAATGGTGCACCGGCTGTGCAAGGGTTGCACGCGAGGGCCCAACAGCGAGCTGGGAGCTCAGGTTGCGGCAGGGCGCCGGGTGACGGGTTTGGCGAACCCCATTGTGTACCCGGGTGTCGTGCGGACGCAGAGTCATCACCCCAGGTTGAAGGATGGGGTTGCGTCCGTTGCCAGCGAACGGTGTTTTCGCTGGTCCCCGCGGAGTTAGAGGGAAACCTCCCGGACCCACCAGTGCGCGCAGGCCCGCGGCTGGGGGGTGTGGGCTTCGACGGGGCGATACCGTTCATCACCAGCCTTGGCGTGAAGCCTTGTGCTGAGGCCGTGAAGTACCGCGTCTTTAAGGCATTCCCTGCGCTCGTGGACAACGGAGCGTTTGACGCGGTTGACGACCTGTACCTCACACCATGGTTGCTGGGTGGATTCCCAGACGTGGTGCCGATGCATGCGTGGGAGTGGATCAAGAGCATGCAGGTGTCCCGAAGGCGGAAGGCATTGGTTCGAGCAGCGGCGCAGCGCCTCGCGCGGGGTGAGCCTCACCCCCATATAGGCAGCGTGTCACCGTTCGTGAAGACCGAGAACCTTCCGTGGTTCGGCATCGTTGATGGTGTGCCAGACGTTGACGCGTGTACCTATGTCGCGCGTCTGATCCAGGCGCCTCACGATGAGACCCACCTGATTGCTGGTCCCTGGTTGAAGAGGCTGACAAAAGCACTGAAGGTGCATTGGTCGGCTGACAACTGGATCTTCTACGCCTCTGCCGCCCCGGAGGTGCTTGACGGCTGGCTACGAAGGAATTCGAGCAGCGTGAGCTACTTCTGGAGCGATTATTCGGCCTTCGACGCGACGTGGTCGCGGCGCGCGTGGATGACAATTGAGGGCATATACCGCAAGCTGATGCCGGACGCGCCAGAGGAGTTCTGGGCGGTCCTGGACATGTGGCGGTGCCCGAAAGGTCGAGCTCTGTTCAGGCGTGAGGGTGCGAAACTCACGTATGAGTCCGAGGCGATGATGCTATCTGGCCGGGACGACACCGCTTGTGCGAACGCGATGTTGAACGGCCTGGCAATCTCATTGTCCTTTGCGGCTGCCCTGGCAGGCAAGAGCGTTCGAGATGTCACGCGTGCCGATTTGAACCGTGCGTCGGAGTGTGTGCGGATTGCAGTGGTCGGTGACGATAGCTTGGTCTGTTGCGATTTCGAGGTGGGCCCGTATGCGGAGGCGGTTGTGACCGGCATACGTTCGTTCGGGCTCATAGCCAAGGCTGGTGTGAGCAACAGGCTGTGCGACGTTACCTTCCTGGGGTGTATGCCCTACATGACGCGATCGGGCCTCTTCTGGGGGCCAACCATTGGTCGGCGCCTGTACAAGGCGTTCTGGCAGGTGGATCACTCCGCCCCGTTGCCAGCGTGGACCCATGGTGTTGCTCAGCAGCTAAGCATGTGGCGGTGTGTGCCAGTGCTGTGCGATTTGGGCCGTCGTGTTTGCGATCTGCTATCTGGACAGGCCATCACCAGGCAGTCCGCCGATGAGGAGCACCTCCATCATTATCGCGATAAGGCGACGGCGGATTGGGACGATCTCACGGTCCAGTGGTTGGCTGACCGCTACGGCGGGGGGGTGAACATGATGAGCGTGGCGCGGGACGTCCAACGCATTGGTGACATCAGGCGTTTACCATGCGTAATGCACTCCGAGGTGTTTGCAGTGTGCATTGGACAGGATGAACTGTAGGACAACAGTGCGCCACAACGAGTGGGTGAGTGTCCATTGACAACCTCAAGAGCAAATGCAATTCGAAAGGTCGCGCACGATGATCGGCCGCCCAAGTGCCCTCGCTGGCATCACTGGCGTTGCCCGAGCATTGACGTTGCCTCACGAGTATCCAGCTCAGCGTCTACCCAGCTTCCCTCAGCTGGAGCGGACGGCTACGCTGTCACTCGAACAGTCGTTGCCCTACACGGTGACGACGCCCGGGCAGACCATGGGAACCCGCCTAGTGCTC